CAGTGGCCTGATTTTGCTCCGCCACGGCGGCCTGGAATTGGTCCGCCCTTTACACAGGACGGCGCGTAGGGCCTCTCTGATGGCGATCTGAAGCCCCGCGCATGCTTGGACGTTCGCCTTTGTACGTCGGACGCCCGCGGCTGTGGTTCCTGCGATCATCAGATCCAGACTGATCTGATCGAGATCGGGAAGGCGCCTCATCTCAGTCCTCCCCGTCATCATCCGGCCGCCCAGCGGCGGCCTCGGCATCGCGGCGACTGGCATACGGGCCGTCGCATTCCCCCGTGCTCCGATCGACCGCATACCAGCCGCGGTCGCGGTACTCGCCGTACTCCGGCGCGCCTGTGACGAACTCGATCCGCATCACAGCACCGCCTCGCGGGAGGGGGCGGTGCCTTCGAACGTGGCGGTGATCGAACCGCAGGGACGAACGGTGCCGACGCCCTGGTGCAGGCTGAGCAGCTTGCCCGCGCAATCGGAACGGCGAGCGTCGATCCAAGCCTGCATCGCGCCGAGGTCGGCGGTGATGAACGTGAACCCGTTGATGTGGCCGCGGAAGATCTTGGTGGTGGGCATCGGGTGGCTCCGTCTCTGATGTAGACAGAGATAACCAATTGCGGTAACGGTGTCAATATCCGCAATTGGATTTTGGTGCCCTTTGACGAACATTCCGCAATTGGATACGGCCACCCGCATGGGCCGGAAGCCGATCAAGCGCGACGTGCGAATGAAACAGTTCACTCACTGGCTCGACCCAGACGCGATGGCTCGCGTCGAAGCGCTGGTCGGCAAGATGAAGATCTCGGACTTCATGCGCGCTGCGGTCGAGCATGAATTGCAGCGCCGTGAGGCTTCCGATGGTTCAGATCAAAGGCGGCGAGGCATTGGAGAAGCACCTCGGTGAGCTGGCAAAGAAAGTAGAAAGGCCGGCCAATCTCTCTGTCGGCTTCCTGTCCGATGCGACTTACGAAGACGGTAAGAGCGTCGCTATGGTCGCTGCGATACAGGAATTCGGCGCACCTAAAGCGGGCATCCCGCCCCGGCCCTTCTTCCGCAACATGGTGGCCGCCAAGTCCGGCCAGTGGCCTGATGCCATCGCGAACTTGCTGAAGGCGACCGACTACGACGCCACCAAGACCATGATGCAGGTCGGCGAGGGCATCTCCGGGCAGCTTCGCCAGTCTATCGTAGACACTTCTGAGCCGCCGCTCAGTGTCCTGACGCTGATGGCCCGGAAGTGGAAGAGCGACAACCCCGACGAAGCCATGACGCGCACCGTCTTGGAGCAGTTGCGGGCTAGCCTCTCAAAAGGGCCTCCGGACCTCGGCGGGGTTTCAACGAAGCCTCTTGTTGAGAGCGGCAACATGCTTAACAGCATCGATTACACGGTGGACTGAGCATGCCCGGCCTGAACCTGCGCAACATCGCCAACGGCGCGATCCAGGGGCTGAACCCGAACGTCATCGCCACGGTCCGCCGCGCGGCCGGCTACACCACCGACGCCAGCGGCAAGCGCACGCCGTCGTTCACCGAGATCGTCGTCCCCGTCCAGATCCAGCCGATCACCACGGGCGACATGCAGAAGCTGGACAACCTGAACATCCAGGGCGTCCACCGCGCCATCTACGTCAGCGCTGAAGTCGAAGCGATGATCCGCGTCGACAAGAAGGGCGGCGACCAGATCGTGTTCCCGCGAGGCGTCATGCCCGAGGACAACGACAATACCACCCGCTGGATCGTCTCCGCCGTTCTGGAAGTCTACCAGAGTGGATGGAGAAAGTGCGCTATCACACTCCAAAATAGCTACTCGCAGTGATCCCCGGCCTCCTGCCGGTCCCGAGCCGCGTCGACATCCAGACGGCTCTGCGATCGGTCCTGCTTCAGATCCTGCCCGACGGCGTCGAGGTCATCGCCGGTCAGGACAACAACGTGCCCGAGCCCACGGGCGACTTCGTCAGCATGACCGTGCTCCGGCAGGAGCGGCTGGCGACCAATATCGTAGCCTATGAGGACTGCGCGTTCACCGGGGCCATCGCAGGCCGCATCCTGACGCCGACCAACATCCGGTTCGGAAGCCTCACCGCTGGACGGCTTGTCTTCGGGACCGGGGCTGCAACGGCTCCGACCATCAGCGCCGTCAACTCGGACGGTACGGCAACCCTCTCGCAGAACCTGACGGTTACGGCCAGGCCGATGGCCTCTGGCGTGAAGGGGCTCAAGCAGAAGACCCGCTTCGTCTTCCAGTTGGACATCCACTGCGACGACGACGACCACGCCTCGGACATGGGGCAGGTCATCTCCACCATGCTCCGCGATGACGCTGGGATCCGCCTCTTCGCGGCGACCAACGTCGCAGTCACGCCGCTCTACGCCGACGATCCTCGGCAGATGCCCTTCGTCAACGCCGAGCAGCAGTACGAAGATCGCTTCGTGGTCGAGTGCCACTTGCAAGCCGACCAAATCATCACCCCGCCGCAAGAGTTCATGGACCGCGTCGATGCCGACCGGATCCCGGCCGACATCTTCTTCGCCGCCTGAGGACGCAGCATGACGACCATTTCCGCATCTCAGATCGTCAGGATCCTTCCGCAGGTCCTGAACGGCGGCGGCGATCCGCTGGCGTTCAACGGTCTGTTCCTGACCAAGAACGCCCGCGTCCCGACCATCAACGGGGCCAGCGGCGGTGTGCTGTCGTTCCCGAACGATGGCACGTCCGTGGCGTCCTACTTCGGCGGCACGTCCTCCGAGGCGGTCGAGGCCAACGTCTACTTCCTCGGGCCCGACACCTCGACGAAGAAGGCCGAGAACGTCCTCTTCGCCCGTTTCCCGGCCTCGGCCATCGCGGCGTTCCTGCGCGGCGGCAACGTCACCACGCTGACGCTCGCCCAGCTTCAGGCGCTCTCGGGCACGCTGTCGATCATCGTCGATGGCTACACCCGCTCGGCGACTGGCCTGTCTCTGTCCGCGGCCACGAGCTACACCGCGGCGGCGTCGCTGATCCAGGCGGGCCTCAACGCCTCGCAGCCTGTCGCGGCCTCGGTCACGGGTGCCATCGCGGCGGGGCCGTCCGTCTCGCTCACCGGCTCCATCGCCGGCAACGTCCTCACCGTCAACAGCGTCGCCACCGGCCCGATCGTGCCCGGCACCGTGTTGAGCGGAACTGGCGTCACTGCCGGGACCACCGTCACCAATCAGCTCTCGGGCGCGCAGGGCGGCGTCGGCACTTATGCGGTGTCCGCGTCTCAAATCGTGCCGAATGGCTCTCTGACGGGCTCCTACGGCGTTCTGACGGTCACTGCAGTGGCGAGCGGTACGCTGTCGGTCGGACAGGCCCTGTCGGGCACTGGCGTGACCACTGGGACGGTCATCACCGGCCTCGGCACCGGCACGGGCCTCGCGGGCACCTACTACATCAATCCGAGCCAGACGGCTGCGAGTGGCACGATCACCGCAGCATCCACGCCCGTGACTGTGGCCTTCGACAGCCAGTCGGGCGGCTTCGTCATCACCTCGGGCATCACGGGCTCGCCCTCCACCATGGCCTACGCCACGGGCTCTCTGGCTGACAGCCTGTTCCTGTCGCAGGCAACCGGTGCGATCCTGTCCCAGGGCTCGGATGCCATGACGCCGGGCGACTTCATGACGGCGCTGACCCAGATCACGCAGAACTGGGTCTCGTTCACGACGCTGTTCGACCCCGATGGCGGCCTAACCGGCACCAACGTTCAGAAGCTGCTGTTCTCAACGTGGAACAACGCCCAGAACAACCGCTACGTCTACGTCGCCTGGGATCGCGATCTCAGCCCGACGACCGTCGTGCCGGCGCCGACCTCGCTGGGCTATCTGCTCCAGTCGACGAACCTGTCCGGCACCTTCCCCTTCTGGGAGCCGAGCAATCAGCATGGCGCGGCCTTCGTGATGGGCTACATCGCCTCGCTGGACTTCGACGGCTTCAACGGCCGGACGACTGCTGCCTTCCGCAGCCAGACTGGTCTGGTGGCCGGCGTGAGCAACGCCACGGTTGCGAGCAACCTCGCCGGCTCGCCGCAGGCCACCGGTAGCTTCGGCAACGGCTATAACTTCTACGGCGCCTACGCCACGGCCAATCAGGGCTTCGTATTCCTGAACCGCGGCACGATCTCGGGCCGGTTCCAGTGGCTGGATAGCTACGTCAACCAGATCTGGATCAACAACCAGCTCCAGCTCGCCTTCATGAACCTGCTCACGCAGGTCAACAGCATCCCGTACAACACGGACGGTGATGCCCTGATCGAGGCGGCTGCGCTGGATCCGATCACGGCGGCGGTGAATTTTGGCGCCATCCGTGCGGGCGTGCCGCTGTCGAACGCCCAGCGGGCTCAGGTCAAGTCCATGGCTGGCCTCGACATCGCCAGCACCCTCACGCAGCGCGGCTGGTATTTCCAGTCGCTGGCCGCCACCGCCTCGACGCAGACCCGTCAGGGCCGCGCCAGCCCGCCCGTGCGGCTCTTCTACATGGACGGCCAGTCTGTCCAGGCCCTCACCGTCCCCTCCGTCATGATCCAGTGATCGCCACGATCTAGGAGCTTTAGACCATGTCGATCACCTCCGCGAACGCGGTCCTGTATCTCGGCGTCACCGGCCTGTTCCCGACGCCGCAGAAGATCCAGGGCTTCGCCACCGACGACATCTACGACACCGAGGCGCTTGAGGTCGGCGACACCATGATGGGTGTCGACGGCTACCTCTCGGGCGGCTTCGTCTACAACCCCGTGATCCAGGGCTACAGCATCATGGCTGACAGCCCCTCGGCCGATTTCTTCGACAACTGGGTCGCGGCCGAGCGTCTGATCAACGACAAGTACACCGCGTTCGGGACGATCTTCCTTCAGGGCACCGGCCGGAAGTACGCGATGACGAAGGGCTTCCTCGTCACGGCCCCCGTGCTGCCGGATGCCAAGAAGCTCCTCCAGCCGCGGAAGTTCACCATCCGGTGGGAGCGCGTGCTCCCGGCGCCGGTCTGAGGTCTGACGCATGGCACGTCGTGATGTCCGGGTGACAATCCCCTCGGATGACCCGAAGAACCGGGACGCTGGCAAGACCTTCCTTCTGACCGAGATGTCCGCGGCCCGCGCTGAGGACTGGGCGATGCGGGCGCTTCTCGCGTTGACCACCTCTGGCGCCGAGCTGCCTGATGACGTGCAAGGCGCCGGCATGGCCGGTCTCGCGGTGATGGGCGTCCAGGCGCTCCAGGGCCTCAAGTACGACGAGGTCAAGCCGCTGATGGACGAGATGTTCGCCTGTGTGCAGATCTGCCCGGATCGGCAGCATCCTAGCGTGGTCCGGGCGCTCGTTGAGGACGATATCGAAGAGGTCTCGACGCGTCTCCGGCTGCGAAAGGAGATCCTTGACCTCCACGTGGGTTTTTCGCTGCCCGGCGCCCCGTCGATGTCGGCTCAGTCGGCGACGCCGGGCGCCCTAGCGGATGGCGTGATTACCCGAACGTCCCCCGGACGATAGGCGTCATCCGAAACGCCAAGGCGGCCACGCTGCACGAGCTGCAGACCGTCTACGGCATCAAAGACGCCTATGACATGATCGAAATGATCCAGATTGACGCGCACAATCAGCGCGTGATGGCGCCAAAACAGGGCTAGCCTATGGCGACCGTCATCGACAGCCTGATCGTCTCGTTGGGCCTTGACCCCTCTGCCTTCACGAAGGGGCAGAAGGAGGCCGCTGCCTCCATCGCCAAGACGCGCGAGCAGGCGCAGAAGCACGGCGCTGGTATCGAAAAGAGCATGGACGGCGCGTCCGAGGCAGTGGATCGCCTCGCTCGCAACGCCCTCAAGCTGTTTGCGGTCTTCACGGCTGGTCGGGCGATCAAGGATTTCGTCGCCGATGTCACGTCGGCCGACGCGGCTCTCGGCCGGCTCGCCAAGTCGGTCGGCTCGACGCCCGATGTGATCTCTTCGCTGGGCAACGCAGTCGCCCGCAACGGGGGCTCTGCGACTGCGGCGGCTGGCTCATTTGAGCGGCTGGCCGACAGCATCAACGAGATCAAGACCACTGGCAACTCGCCGATCCTGCCGTTCCTGTACCGCCTGCAGGGGCTGGGCGGGAAGCAGATCAACCTCAACAAGGAGCTGTCCGAGACATTCGGCGATCTGGCTGAGAACGCCAAGAACATCGCCGATCGCCAGGGCGTTCCGTTCGCGACCTACCTGCTGAAGCAGGCCGGCGTTGACCGCGATACGGCAGCCCTACTGGTCAAGGGGCGTGAGGCTTATAACAAGGCGCTCGCCGAGAGCCGTCGGATTGGCATCGTCCGCAAGGAGGACACTGAGGCCGCTCAGAAGCTTGAGACTTCGCTGGAGAGCCTGCGCCAGACCTCGGAGGGGTTCGGCCGCACGATCCTGACGGCGATTACCCCGACCGTCACTGACCTAATTGAGCGGATGCGGGAGTGGATCACCGCCAACCAGGATTGGATCAAGACCGAGATCGTTACCAAGATCCGCGAGTTCGCGGACTGGCTGAAGAGCATCGACTGGAATTCGATCCTGTCCGGGATCCGCGGGTTCATTCGCGGTGCCGACGATGCGGCCAAGGCGGTCGGTGGCTGGAAGGTTGTAGCGGAAGCGTTCTTCGCGCTCTGGGCGGCGAGCAAAATGGCGGCGCTATTCGCCCCGCTGCTCCTGCAAATCGCAGGCGTTCGGCTCGCTCTGCTCGGCCTTGGCCCATTTGGAGCTGCGCTCCTCGGATTGGGTGCGCTAGCAGGCGTCGCCGGTCTCGCGACGGCAGACCAGCTTCCGAAGGTACTTGGGCGCGAGGGTGCCGCAGGCGTCGATCCTGGAACGGGCGGTGCTACCGAGCGGCCGCCGATGGACCTGTACGGCCAAGAGGGTGGCGCCCGGCCTTGGCTGCGTCGGCAGTGGAACCGGACGAAGCGGCTGTTCGGTGGCGGCTCGGCTGATGCGGCAGAGGGCGGAGCTGGTATCCGCACTCGGGCAGCCCGTGCCGCCCGCGGAGATCAGTCTGGAGGTGTGGCCGCCAATCCTGGCGCTTACAAGGATGTTCTTGATCACATCGCCCGAAGCGAAGGAACAGCTAACCAAGCCGGGGGCGGCTATAACACTTCCCTGGGGTATGGTCGCTATCTCCCGGGAGGGAAGGAGCAGAACCTCACCAGCAAGACGCTGGATGAGATCTTGGAACTCGGCAACCATATGCGGAGGCAGCCAGGAAACCCGAACTCCTCTGCAATGGGCCGATATCAGATTGTCGGGAGCACCCTACGTGCTCAGATGCGGCAACTCGGGCTCAAAGGAAGCGATCTTTTTGACGAGAAGACGCAGGACCGGATCGGGGCCAATTTGGCTCGGCAGCGTGGGGCGAATTCGGTCGGACTTCAGCAGGAGTGGGCATCCCTAGTCGGAGCTAAGAACGCTACGGCCGTCGCGCTTATGCAGAAGGTTGATCGGAACGCGTCAACCATCCCGCTGGATCGGCCTTCGGCTCCTTCTCCCGCAGACACAACGCGGCGCGATGTGCTGGCTGATCCTAACGATGAGCGGCGCAAGATAGAGGCCCAAAAAGTTGCTGAGAGCGTCGCAGCGGCACAGGTATTGAAGTCTGTTCAGGAGAGTCAGAAGCAAGGCACTCTAGCGGAACGTGCCGCTGCCGGGAGTGAGTATGGTCCGCAGACTCCATACCCCGGCAGCCGATCTATCAAGCAAATGAACGATTGGCTCTGGGACAAGAAAGGACCCCAGCCAATCGACTGGAAGAAAGACCCAGAAACTGGGAACTGGAAGCCCGTTTTCGCTGGAGGCAAGCCAAGTGCGGCTCTGGGGGCGCAGCGGGCTGGTGCTCAGGCTGCAATTGCTCAGGTACAGGCGGCTCAGACTGCTGCGGTGTCAACCACTGCGAATGACAATCGCACGACCTCAAGCGTCGAGAACAACATCAACGGGCCGATCAACATCCATACCGCAGCTACGGACGCTAGCGGGATCGCCCGTGACATTAAGCCAGCCCTCCAGCGGCATGCTTTCGCCGCGGCAGCCAACTACGCGAGAGCCTGACACTTCGGGTTCAAGATGGTGGGCGACCGTCGTAAACATCATCTTGATGCTTGATGATCGCCGCGCGAGAAAGAACTGATCCGCCGACCTGAATGCGGTCAATCTCAAGATAGCCGGCGCCGACAAACTGGCCATCATAGACGAAGCGGTTCCGAGCGGCGTTCTGGCAGACGATGTGTATGTGGCGCTTGCGCTTGTCTTGCGCGTCGCAGGAGTAGCCAGCCTCTTGAAGACGTTGAAAATACCGGACGGTTGTGCGGTCGCCGGACAGCCCCTCACCGGGTGCCTCGGCCATAGGGGTATTCGGAAATGACAAGGCGGGGTGCTGTTCCCACGGCATCGCTTGGGCTAAAGACGTTGAGGCAGACAGAACGGCTGTAGCCAAAGCAAAAGCGTAACGCATTACGGCATCCTCTGCTCTAAGGCAGCTCGCCTGATTTCCAGAACGGCAGCCGGATTGTCTTTCCAATAATCGCACCCTGTCGAGCGCGCGAACTGCGGGCCTTCTGCCAAAATCTGATTGATGGCCCGTTCCATCGACTCGTATGGCTCCGGCTTGTTGACGAAATAGAACCGGTTCTGAGCGATAGCACCGTATGCGAGGCTTTTGGTGGGGAGTGCTCCACACGCGATTGCGTAGGAATAGGCACGCACGCCATCCAAGAACGCGTCGTACCGAGCCTGAAGCTGCTTCCGAGCTTCTTGCGCCACCGCGCCAGCATACGGATCCGCACTCTGAGCCCGAACGGGGCCAGAGGCGATCAGAACAGAACACAGAAGCACGGCCGCCGAGCGCATCGGCCCAAGATGGGCGCGGCCCGTAAACCCGTCGAGGGGAACGGAACTGGAACGTGCCTGAACTCGTGAACGTGCCTGATGTCGACGGGGTCCCCGCGGTCGCTTTTGCGGCTGGCGTTGGCGCCGGCATCGCCCTCGTGGCTGCCGATGCGCTCGGATTGCCTCTCTTCGGCTCCATTGGCACGCAGTGGGGCATCTTTCGCCAGGGGCGCCCTGTCGTCGTCTGTGACAACGTCGCGGCCTTCGACCACAAGGCGGATTGGGCGATCTCCGACTACCCTGTCGAGGGGGGGCAGTTTGAGAGCTACAACAAGGTCACGATCCCCTACGATGTCCGGATGGTGTTCACGGCCGGCGGCTCGGAAGCGAACCGCACGGCCCTGCTGAACAGCCTGCGCGCGATCGTCGGCGACCTGAACTTCTACGACGCGGTCAGCCCCGAGGCGGTCTACACCCCGGTCAACCTTGTCCACCTCGACTATCGCCGCACGGCGCAGAATGGTGTCGGCCTCCTGGTCGTGTCCGTCTGGTGCCGACAGGTCCGGCAGGTTGCCTCAAGCCAGACGGGGGCGGCCGGGGGTGCGGATGCGAGCGGCACCGATACGCCAAGCGCGACGGGCAGCGTCGGTGAAACCGCCAGCCCCTCTGGCGCCGACCAGACAAACAGCGGCGCGGTGCAGGCCACGGACATCGGTTCGCAACCCAACGCGACTGCCACCCTCACGCCAAGCGCACCCAACACGGTGGCGACCGAACTGACGGGCACGAACGCGACGGCGACGACGCTCGGCGCTTCGGTCACGGCGACTCCTATTGAGGGCACGGTGATCGGCGCGACGTCTCAAGGCACCCCGCTTTCCGGTGCGACTGAGCTGTCACCGTCTGTGACCGCGGCCGTCCCGTACTCCTCTTCGACCATCAGCGGACTGCAGGCTGCCGGTCCGGACCAGTACAGCATGTTCGGGGTGTCGCCCTAGCCATGCAGATCATCCCGATCCAGGCCGAGCCGAACCAGGCCATCACCGTCACGCTGGCGAACCAAGCGTGTCAGATCAACGTCTATCAGAAGCTCTACGGCCTGTTCGTGGACCTGTATGTGTCTGGCGCTTTAGTCGTCGCTGGGGCGCCAGCCTTGGATCGTAATCTCATCGTGCGGTCGACCTACCTCGGATTTGCCGGCGATTTGGTCTTCATCGACACGCAGGGAACTGACGACCCGACGTACAGCGGCCTCGGGTCGCGGTTCCAGCTTGCCTATGTCGAAGCGAGCGAACTGATCGCCGCATGAGCTTCAAAGCCAAGCACCTCGACTTCACGCTGACCCTCAAGAACGGCAACTTCGGCAAGGGCGGCAACACCGCTCAGATCACCGGCCATCGCGCGACGGTCGACATCGTCAAGCCCGGCGGCTCTGACATGGGGCAGATGGAGGCGGCCATCTACGGCTTGCCGCTGTCGCTGATGAACCAGCTCACCACGCTGGGGACCCAGGTCAACCTGATGGACAAGAATACCGTGGTGGTGAAGGCCTACGAAGACGGCCAACAGCCCACGGTGGTGTTCCAGGGCACGATCAGCCTCGCCTACGCCGACATGCGGGGCATGCCTCAGGTCTGCTTCCGGATCTCAGCCCACGCCGGCCTGTACGAGGCAGGCGCGCCCAACGAGCCGATCAGCGTCAAAGGCTCGGCCGACGTCGCCAAAACCATGGAGCAGGCCGCCAAACAGGTCGGGCTCCAGTTTGAGAACAATGGCGTCGATACGAAGGTGATGAACCCCTACCTGCCAGGCAACCCGCGCTCTCAGATGAAAGCGCTGGCGCAGATGGCCGGCATCGGGTGGGTGATCGACAACGGTACGCTCGCCATCTGGCCCGCCGGCAAGTCTCGCAAGGGTGAGACGCCCGTGATCCAGCCTCCTGAGATGGTCGGCTATCCTGCGTTCACACAGTCGGGCGTCGAGGTGACGACGCTGTTCAACCCGCAGGTCAAGTACGCGGGGACCATTGAGGTCAAGAGCGCGATCAAGCCGGCCTGCGGGAAGTGGAACATCATCTCCATCGCCATGGCGCTGGACGCTGAGATCCCCAACGGCCGCTGGTTCCAGATCCTGTCGACAACATCGGTAGGCGTGCAGGGGCGGCCATGAGTGGCGGCGCAGGGAATAGCGACAGCATCGTCGGCCAGAACCCGATCACGGGGTCGACGTCGCAGTTCAACCAGCACGACACCCAGATCGACCAGATCATGGGCGAGAAGCGGTTTCACTTCGTCGCCAAGGTCGTCAAGGTCTACAACCGCAACAGCCTCACCAAGCCCTGCACGGTCGACATTCAGCCCGTCGTCAAGATGACGGACGGCGCTGGCAAGGCAACATCGCACGGCACGATCTACGGCGTGCCGGTGCCGCGCAACCAGTCGGGCGACAGCGTCATCGTCAACGACCCGAATGTCGGTGATGTGGCCAGCTTTTCGGTGCTGGACCGGGATCACTCCTCATCGCAGGCCAACGACTGGAAAGAGGCCAACCCCGGCTCAAACCGCCGATCCAACATGTCGGATGCGGTGTTCGGGAAGGTGCTTCCCCGCGAGGCGCAGGAGGTCAAGCAGTTCATCCGGTTCGACGATGCCGATGGCGGCGGCGGGATGACGATCCAGGACCGCAATGGCAACAAGCTCGTTTCGAACCAGTCCGATGGCTGGAACCTGAACGGCGTCAAGATCGACAAGAACGGCAAGTTGACCGCGCCCGGCGACATCGTGGCGGGGCAGGGGGGAGCGGATCAGGTCTCCCTGCAGAGCCACATCCACGGCACCAGCCCAGCTCCGAACCCGGGAACGTAGCCGATGGCCTCTACGCTGCTTCTGGACCAGCAGGGGTGGGATCTCGCCCTCGACGTATCGGGCAACATCGCCGTTGCAACGGAGCCCTACGCGCAGGCGCAGGACGCGGCCTCCTCCATGCGGACGTTCGCGGGCGAGGTCTGGTACGATAGAAATCGCGGCGTGCCCTATTGGGAGCAGATCCTCGGCCATTACCCGCCGGTCTCGCTGATGCGGACCTATCTTGAGGGCGCGGCTCTCCTCGTGCCGGGCGTCGTCAAAGCCCGCGCGTTCTTCACCGGCTTCGCTGATCGGCGGCTCACCGGTCAAGTCCAGATCCAAGACGCGTCCGGTCAGGTCTCCGCGACGGGCTTCTGAGGTAGCATGACATCCTCAAACGTTCCGGCGCCTACCTTCGGGGCGGGCGGCTTCATCGCGCCCCTAGAGAGCGACATCCTCGCTGGGCGCATCGCCGATTTCCAGGAGGTCTTCGAGGGCAACCTCAACCCTGATCTGGCGAGCCCCCAGGGGCAGCTCGCGATGTCCGACACCGCCATCATAGGCGCGGTGATGGACATGTTTCTGTTCTACACGTCCCAGGTGGACCCTGCCTTCGCGCAGGGCCGCATGCAGGACGGCATCGGGCGCATCTACTTCATCGAGCGCAATCCCGCGCAGCCGACCGCCGTCCAATGCACGGTGATCGGCGCGCAGGGCGTGACCATCCCGGTCGGAGCCCTCGCGCAGGACGCGGCGGGGAACACCTACATCTGCACGCAAGCCGGCACCTTCGACGCGACCGGCACGATGACGCTGACGTTCGCCAATAAGGAGGTCGGACCGATCCCGTGCCCGGCCGGCACGCTGACGACGATCTATCAGGCAATCCCTGGCTGGGACACGATCGCGAACCCGGCGGATGGCGTGCCAGGCACGCTTGTGGAAAGCCGCACGGCCTTTGAGGCGCGGCGTCGCCTCGCGGTGGCTCAGAACTCGCTGGGCTCCATCCCGTCCGTCCTCGGCGCCGTGCTGAACGTGGACGGCGTCACCGACGCCTTCGTGACGGAGAACAGCGCGAACAGCCCGCAGGTCATCGGGGGCGTGTCGCTCGCTCCGAACAGCCTCTACGTTGCGGTGACGGGCGGGGCTGCCGCGGACATCGGTCGCGCAATCTGGACCCGCAAGGCACCGGGCACGACGCTGAACGGCAACACTTCCGTTCAGATCCAAGACACGCAGAGCGGTTACGTGCCGCCATACCCGACCTATTCGGTTAGCTTCACCCGACCGAACGCGACGAGCGTCTACTTCTCGGTCATCCTCGCTAACAGCGTCGGCGTGCCGGCGGATGTGGCGATCCAGGTGCAGAACGCCATCATTGACGCCTTCGCCGGCCTTGATGGTGGCCCTAGGGCGCGTATCGCCAGCACGGTCTTTGCCTCGCGGTTCTATGCGACCGTTGCGGCGCTCGGCGCCTGGGCCAAGATCGTTGAGATCAAGATCGGGTCGATCAACACCCCCTCTGCAACCTTCGTTGGATCAATCTCGGGCAACGTGCTCACGGTCACCTCGGTGACGAGCGGTGCTCTAGCGGTCGGTCAGATCATAGACGACGCGACGGGCGCTCTCGTTGAGGGCACGTCCATCATCGCGCTGGGCACCGGCACGGGGGGCACCGGCACGTACACGGTCTCGTCCAGCCAGACGGTCGGCACCGAGGCGATGATCGCGGCGACTGCCAGTCAGGATCGGGTGCAGATGAACCTGAACCAGATCCCGACAGTCTCGGCGGCCGACATCTCGGTGACGCTGGCCTAATCGATGAGCGGAGACGTCAACAACTGGCCGTACCCGGCGCCCCCGGGGCCGGGGTCAAACGCTGTCGGTGTTGGGGCGATCGGCGTCGCCCCTCTCGGTACGCTGCCGGCGTTCGACTGGCGTCAGACCATCCTCAGTCAGTACGCCAACAGCGACCGCATCATCGGGCTGATTGAGACATTCTTCGACGCCGTCGACCAGACAGAGGACTTCGACGCCTTCCACGACAACATCTGGAACCTGAACACCGCCACTGGCTATGGCCTCGACATCTGGGGTCGCATCGTCGGTGTGAACCGGGTTCTGCAGGTCGCCAACGTTGGATGGTTCGGGTTCGTCGAAGCTCTGCCTGGATCTCTGCCATTTGGAGATGCGCAGTTCGCCGGGTTCTCGCCATCCCTCGGTTTTTCCGAAGCGATTGACCAAGCCCCTTTCGGAGAGGGCACGTTTGCCTTCGCCAAGCTGTTTCAGGGCGTCAATCCGGACAGTGGGGCGGGCGCTTTCTATCCGGGCGGTCAGCTCACCAGCAACTACACGCTTTCCGATGAGCAATATCGCCGACTGATCTACGCCAAGGCGCGAGCCAATATCGCAGACGGCTCGATCCCGACGCTCAACATGATCCTGCTGAGCATCTATCCGGGCCGCGGCAACGTCTACGTTCAGGAAGGCATGGTGCCGACGTTCTTCGGGTTCTCCGAGGCCGGCAACACCGCCCCATTCGGACAGGCCGCCTTCTACAACGGCCAGACCATCCCGACGATGCAATACCAGATCGTGTTCCGGTTTCAGCCGTCGCCGATCGACCTCGCCATCGTCCAAAACTCCGGCGTGCTGCCCAAACCTACGGGCGTCGCCTCCTCCATCTCCATCCAATCTTGAGCCGAGAGCGATGCAGGCAAGTCAGATCCCGGCGAAATTCACTGCCGTTTGGGGCAATGCGGCCGGCAACGGCTACATTCGCACAATCCCGGCGTCCTCGCAGATCAACGTCACTCCTGGCGCTGCATCGCTCGCGGATGGCTTCCCGCCGCTCTGCTTTACGCCCGTCGGCTCTGGTGGCATCCCGCCGGCCGGGCAGGACTTCAACGGCATCCTGAACCAGATCACCGCGTGGTCGCGTTGGCAGGCTGCCGGAGCACTCCCGCAGTACGATTTGGCATTTGCGCAGGCGATCGGCGGCTACCCGATGGGCGCCGTAGTTGCGTCTTCCACGCCCGGGAAGGTGTGGCTCTCCACCTCCGACAACAATCAGACTAACCCCGACAGCGGCTCGTCTGCTGGATGGATCGGTTTGTCTCCCAGCGCGGCGAAGACGCCGTTCAACTATCAGTACGTCACCTCGTCGACACGCACGGACGCGAGTGCGAGCGGCGCAAGTGTTCTGGTTCCAGTGGTCACGGGCTTGGGCTTTGTCAAAAAGAGCGCCACGTCAAATCTGGTCATCGTTTCCAATTTGACCAGCTATGCCCCTGTTATTCCGGGTCAGGCTAACGGCGCCTCAACGGTTAGGCTGATCGTCAGCAATGGTACGTCTCAGGACGTGGCGTTGAATAGCGTCTTCAACACCGCGAATGGTGCACCTGGCGGTAGTGGCAGCAACTCCCCGACCTTCGTGCTTCCCGGCGTGCCTGCAGGAACCATGACGTTTGGTCTGTCGTATTTCCGCGGCGATAATCTGGCTTGGCGGACCATTTTCAATCCGTATCCAGCAGACTTTGGAACGACTGGCCCTAATCCTTACACCTCATACTTTATCTATGAGTTCGAGCCGGGCTCTTGATCTTGCCTGATGCCGTAAACCCAATTGCTAAATTATCAGAGGTCTCTACGCGATGGCTGAGCCGCTTGACGATCCGCAAGAAATTGAGCCTAACTACGACGAAGAGGGACTGCGTCAACTTTCATTGACGCAGAACGGCGTCGCCGGGATCCGCCGCATACAGGGATCTTCGGGGGAAATTACGGGCTTCCTGAGCCTCTATCCCCTCGACCTGAAGGGCTACAAGCCGCCGTCCGCGCAGTCCGGTCCGACACAGATCCCGTTCCTCGGCTTCCTTGCCCTGTTCACGCAGGCCGAGCAGACCGCCATCGTCGGTTCGGATGACGTGCGCGTGCGCCTGTTCTGCCTGATGGCGGCTGGGGCCAACTTTGTGGACCTGACGGATCCTCGCGTCATCCAGGGTGCGCAGCTTCTGGAGACCCTTGGCCTCATCAAGAAGGGCCGCGCCGCGTCAGTGCTCGCCGGCCAGTCGCCTTCCGCCTCCTGACCTGAGCCGATCATGAAGCGTCTCGCTTTCACGCTGCTCGCGCTCCTGTTCGCCTCCTGCGAGGTAGCCGCGCAGTCGTCGCCGAACTTCTCCTACGGGCAGGTCCCGACCGCCAAGCAGTGGAACGACGCCTTCGCATCGAAACAGGACCGCCTGACGTTTGCCCCGCTCAATCCGGCCGGCGGCACGATGCAGGGCAGGCTGCAGACGGCGCCTTCAACCGTCAATGCGGCGGGTCTGTCCATCATGCCCGGGACCGCTCCGAATGCGCCGGTCAATGGCGATATCTGGGCTACGACGGTCGGCCTCTACAGCCGCGTGGGAGGTCGCACGCTGGCGATCCCTGGCCTTGACCAAGCCACGGGCGCGCTGATCGTCCCGAACGGCCCCACCCTCGGCACCTACCAGAACGGCCAGTACACCTCTCAGCCGGATGCGATCCAGCTTCAGAGCGGGGGGCTGACGTGCGCCGCTGGCGCGACCTGTGATGTCACTCCAGGGAAGGTCACAGCTACGGGCGCCAGCGCCGGCCAGACCCTCGGCGGCTGGTTTTCCAGCCTCGTATTCGGCACGCCGACCGTCACGAGCCTGCGCGCCTACTCGCGCCTGTTCATTGCTCCGAACAGCCTCATCACGGTCGGCGGCTACACGTCGCTGGGGGATGGTGGCGGCGGCTCCTTCTACTGGTCGAATACCTCGACCGCGACCGACGACGGCGTGCTCGTCATAAACCCGACCGGGAACGGCGGGGCTGGCCGCTGGCTGCGCATCTTCAATGGGAGGCTCCCTGTTGAGGCCGCAGGGGCTCTATGCGATGGTGGTTCCAACGACACTGTTCCATTTCAAAAGGCGATCAATGTCCTCGGCGCCCAACCTCGCGGCGGCATCGCGGAGATCGGCGCGAAGGCGTGCGTCATCAGCGGAACGCTGAACGCGCAGGTCTCAAACGTCGCCCTTGAGGGCAAGGGAGCGTCATCCGCACTGATCGTCAATTTCCCGGCCGGGGATGTTATCCGATTTGGCTCCGATACGGCACAGTACTCGAATTTCACGATCCGTGACTTCGTTATCGCGTCTTCGGTATCTAGGACTTCGGGAGCCGCAATCAACGATTATAACGGCGTCAATCTCGTTGTTCGAGGCGTGCGTCTGATCGGTGGCTACGATGGGATCGTGGCCGACAGCAAAAACTCTTCCTTTAATCAAGCGCAGTTAAGGATTGAGAACGTCATCGCTGAAGGACTCACAAACGAGTGCTTCTCGTTTGGGAGAAATTCGGCAACGACGGCCACGAATAGCGATGGGTCGGCTAGTCCGGCTCTATTCGTAAATGGCGTGTACGTTCTAAATAGCGTCGCCTCGAACTGCGGGACTGGGGCGGCTCTGTACAGCATATCTGGCGGATATTTCAGCGGTCTTGAGGTCTACAAATCCGTTAACAATGGGATCGTTTTTGCTCCGACCACTGCGCATCTCGGCATTCAGGGTGTCTGGTTTAATCAGACCCTAGCGGATAGTAGCGCGGCGAGCGGTTGGTATGTCGCTGGCACTGGAAAAATCGGTGAAGTCAAAATCACGGCGTCGCAGGCCAGCACGAGCGGCGCCCATGGGTTTGATATAGAGCCAGGCACGAACCTCGACAGCTTATGGCTTACCGACTTCCAGTCGACAGCCAACGGCCAGCACGGCTTGCGGATTGGAGGCGGCGCCAACGTCAACGTCCGTGGCGGCGAGTACTATTACAACGGCAACGGCCCCGGTGGCGTCGGCATAGCGGTCGAAAACAACGTGAAGGGCTTCAGCATCACCGGGATCAACAGCGGTCTCGGCGGCTGGGCGAAGCTCAACATCACAGACCTGACCAATCAGGGCAAGCCGATGAAGCAGACAAACTGCATCTACGTCGTCGGCCCAGCTAACGACAACTATAACATCACGAGCAACCGCTGCATGGGCAACACGTCCACGAACGATCAGCTTCACGACGGCGGCACCGGAACCAATAAGGTCGTATCCGGCAATCTGACGTACTGATGGCCCTGGGCCTTCCCTTGATCTGAGCAGCCCATGGCGATCACCGCTAGCAGCCCCGACGCGTTCTTCGACGGGGAGGATTTCGCATGGCAGCAGACCATCCTTCAGGAGGATGGCGTGACGCCGCTGGACCTGACCGGATCGCGCCTGTTCGTGCGGTTCTGGGACGTGTCCAAGACGCTCGTGGGCGTCTGCGATAGCGGGCTGACGGACGGGTCTCTGGTGATCGCGCCGGGTACGGGCGGCGTGGCGTCGTTCCTGATCCCTGCCGCCGGCCGGACATGGAAGCCGCAGTTCCTCGGGTTCCTGCGGCTGAGCATGCAGACCGACGTCATCGGCGACCTCTACCGCTACGCGCCCGGCTCATCCTCGCCTCGGGGCATCTGTCGGATCGACTTTACGGTCCTGCCCGGCACGGGGGCGTCCTCGTGAGCGGCGGCGTCTCGCTTCCCCGCTTCACCGTAACCGCACGCCAGCGTCCCAATGTGGCCGTGGCTGCGCAGGGAAGGCCCGTGGTGGCATCCGTGGTGGTTCGGGGACAACAGGGCGCTCGGGGCGAGACGGGCCTCCAGGGGCCTCCTGGCGTCAGTCTCGGCTTCGGCGACATCATCTACACCGACCGCACGTCAGGGCCCGAGGATCGGTTCGAGGCGAACGTCCGGCAGCAGGTCCGCTTCTCCGGTGCGACCACGACGGTGATGGACAAGCTGCTGCCTCCCTTCGTGGGGCACCAGTTCCTCGTCAATGACCGGCTGATGGCGCGGGCGCTCAACGACGTCTACCACATCCGGATCAACCTGATCGTCTCGGCGGATGCGGCCAGCACCCGGCTGAAGATGGATTGCGACGCGCAGTCGGCCTTCGGCCCGCTGCAGGCGGACGACAGCACCCTGTTCTCCTCGGCCGGAGTCCCCGAGCGGGTGACGTTCAGCTTCGCCATTCAGGTGCAGGGCAACACCCTCGCCAACGGCGCCGCCTTCTACCTCACCAGCACGCAGCCCGTGACCGTGCTGAGCGAGACCCTATTCATCATCCCCGCGACGGTGCAGCCCGAGACCGTGTGATGATTTGTGTGTGGTATGACCCCGACTGTGATCAGATCTGGGTTTCGGGGCAGGAGCAGTCCTATGCCCGGCGCTCGCTCGTGGCTGGGACGACCAACGGCAACATCACCGTGATGATGAAGGCCGCGGCGGCCGGCGACTACGTCGTCAACACGCCGTGGGCAAACGTCGGCAACTGCGACGGGGAGCCGTTCCCCGATCAGGCATCGGTGCTCGCGTACCTGCAGGGCGAGTTCGCCAAGAGCGAGCCGGTCAGGCCGCCGCCGGCCCCCTATCCGCTGACCGGCGCTGCCAGCTTCGCCATCAATCACGGCCTGTCCTACGCGCCGAGCGCGACCATCGTCGATCCTGACGGAGCCGAGGTCGACACCGACGTCGCCCATGCCCCGGGCCTGACGACCCTGACCTTCGCCCAGCCATTCACCGGAACCCTCTACCTGGGATAAGCGCATGTCTCGGAAAATCGGCAACGGCCTCGACCTTCAGAACCAGCGCATCCAGAACCTCGGGACGGGTTCGCAGCCGACCGATGCGGTCAATCTCGCGCAGGTTCAGTCGCTGCTGGCGGGCCTGTCGTGGCACGGCGCGGTCCGCGTGGCCTCCACCGGCAACATCAACCTCGCATCGCCCGGCGCGGCGATCGATGGCGTCACGTTGGCGGCCGGCAACCGCTTTCTCGCCAAGGACCAGACGGCAGGCGCTGAGAATGGCGTCTACGTGTGGAACGGGGCGTCTGTGGCGGCCACACGCGCCGCGGATGGCGTCACGGGTACGCTGAACGCGGGCGCGGCCTTCTACGTCGATGAGGGCACGGTCAACGCCGACACGGCCTTCACCGTCACCACCGACGACACGATCACTGTCGGCACGACGGCCATCGCCTTCGCCAAGTTCGGCGCTGGCATCGCCTACACGGCTGGGACGGGCCTCACCCTCACGGGCACGCAGTTCGCGATCAACACGACGGTCGTAGCCCGGAAGTTCTCAACCAACGTCGGCGACGGATCCTCGACCACGATCACGGTATCCCACAACCTCGGCACGCTCGACGTCGTGGCGCAGCTCTATCTGGTGAGCACGGGGGAGACGGTGGAGACCGACACCGTTCGTCCCAGCACCGGTACGGTCGCCTTCACGTTCGCCACTGCCCCGGCGGCCGGCGCCCTCCGTGCCGTGATCACGGGCTGAGCGATGCCCCGAAAGCAGCTCGGAAAGGCTGCGGCTGCCGCCAACGACCTGATGACCCGGGCGGACGTGCTGGCGGTTCTGCCGCGCGTTCGAACCTTCACCGGGACGTGCAACAGCAGCGGCGTAGCGACGATCTCGTTCGGGGCCAGCACCTACAGCGCCGTCCCGTTCGCGTGGCTGATTGAGGACTGGAACGCCAATGGTCAGATGATCTGCGGGAAGGTGACGGCGACCACCGCGACCGGCTGCACCGTCCAGGGGATGATCTCTCAGGGCACGCTGCTGCTCAACACCAACCCGTTCACGACGGCTCCGAATGGGACCGTGGTGACGGTGGCGGTGATTGGGTAGGCGGTGGAGATCGTCTGCTGGCGCAACGAGTACCGCATGCCCGATGGATCGCGACGGTTCGGGCTTCCGGCTTGGACAAGAGATGACGCGGTCCGGCACGGCGCCGAGGTCCAGGGCACCACGGGAGCCCTCGCTGTCTTCCGATGGCGGATCGTGACCCGGCCAGTGCGCTCGGCCACCTAAGGCCGCTTTCTCGCAAAATTTGAGGCTTTGATGGTCCGCACTCTCGTGGCGCTGGCGCTCTGCGCGCTGGCCTCTCCAGCCATGGCCGCCAGCGACGGCACCGAGCCCGATCCGGTGCTGACACCGGGGGCAGTGGAGACGCAGTCTGTCGACATCATCTGCCATCACAAGACGGGCGAGCGCCGGCACGCCACCGCTGCGGAGAAGGCGGCTGTCTACAAGGCGTATGGGCTCGCCAACCGGCATGATGGGTTCTGCGCTGGCCCGCGAGGCTGTGACCTAGACGACCGCGTGCCGATCGAATGCGGCGGCAGCAACGAGCCTGCCAACCTGTGGCCGCAGACGGGATCCGGTCCGTACAATCAGGTCCAGAAGAACAAGCTGGAAGGGCTGTGCCATCGCCTCGTGTGCGCAGGCACGATCACTCCGGCCGAGGGGCAGGCGTGGTTCCTCGGCGACTGGAAGGCTGAGTACGACCGGCGCTTCGGCGTGGCCCATGCTGGAGCCACCCAGTGACGGCGCTCTTCCTGCAGAAGGTCAGCGTCTACGGCCCGCGCCTGATGCACGACGTCGGCCTGTCCGACCTCGATGCCGCTGCCGTGTACGGCAACGTGGGCCACGAATGCGCGGGCTTCACAGCCTACCACGAGGGCGGCCAGCCGTCCCGCTACGGTGGGGTGTCCTGGTGCCAGTGGACGGGCGCCCGCCGTCGCCTCTTTGAGGCTTGGTGCCGTCAGCATGGCGTCGCGCTCACATCCGACGCGGCAGGCTACGGCTTTCTCGTCCACGAACTGACCGGCACCGAAGCTGGCGCCATCGCGGCGATGCGGCGGCACTCGTCGCTTGAGGCCAAAGTCGCGGCCTTCGAAGCTGAATTTGAGCGCGCCCGGGTCAAGGCGATTTCGCGTCGGGTCGTCTGGGCGAGGCTCGCCTTGTCGGCCCTGCATCCCGGCCATCCTGCGACCATTGCGCCGTCCAAGGTCGCGCGCCGCAAGCCGATCGCCGACAAGCACCGAGGACACTGATGGTAGAGGTCAACATCGTCGCCGTGCAGAAGGCGCTCACGGCCAAAGGCTTCAAGCTTGAAGCGGATGGCGTCTGGGGCCGCAAGTCGATTGACGCGCTCAAGGCATTCCAGGCGAAGAACCGCCTTCTGGTGGATGGCGTCATTGGGCCGGCATCGCTCGATGCGCTCGGCCTATCGCGGACGGCCCCGATGGTCCCTGTCTGGCTGACCGAGGCTCGCCGCAAGATGGGCCTGCACGAGAAGCGCGACAACGCCGAGTTGCGGGCCTTCCTCAAGAGCGACGGCCACACGCTCGGCGATCCTGCAAAGCTCCCGTGGTGCGGCGACTTCGTGCAGACGTGCATTGACCTGACGCTGCCGGACGAGGCGATCCCGACCAACCCGTACTGGGCGCTGAACTGGCTCAAGTTCGGCCGGGCGCTGAAGACGCCCGCCCTCGGCGCCGTTATGGTGTTTTCGCGCGACGGCGGCGGCCACGTCGGCTTCTACGTCGGCGAGAGAAAGGCCGACTACCGCATCTGCGGCGGCAACCAGACGAATGCCATCACCGAGGCGTGGATCTCCAAGGCTGGGTTCAAGGGCGCTCGTTGGCCGAAGACCTCGCCGCTGCCGTCAGGCGGCCGGGTCATGCTCTCCGATAAGGGGGCTCCCATCACCGAGCTGTCGTGACCGGCGCGCCCTGACAGGCGTTTTCAAAGCTTTATCCAACGCCCACCCGTGGATGCCAAGGCGAGACAGAAGAGTGCCGTAGTTTATGCCGTACCGTTCCGCGGCTTCGACAAGCGGCATTCGCAAACCATCAACTTCCACGATCCGATTTGTGCGTGTGTTGCGAGCCTGTCTCTTCTTGGTAGCCCAAACACAGTTCTGTTTATTGTACCCCTGATCGTTGTGCATGCGATCAAGGGTGTGATCCTTTGGGCGTGGTCCCATATCCCGGTAGAACGCCTCGAAGCTCTCGCGCCACTCATCGCAAACAGCGATCCCCCGACCGCCGTAGCGATGATAGTCGGGGCGGCGCGGGTCATGGCACCTGCGCTTCATATCGGTCCAGATCCGAAATTCGGTTGAGCGCGTCATGCCGTGAACGGTGACGGCTTTGAGCAGGGCCTTGTTCGTCATCTGTCGGCCGATGCAGCCGCAGCTCTTCGACTTGCCTTCCCGGAGATCGTAAGCGGGTACATGCCGGACAGTGCCGCAATCGCATCGGCAGAGCAGTCGCCCCTTCTTCTCAAGGGTCGTGGTCCAAGCGCCGTAGCGGATTTCCATTGCTGATCCTCCACTTACCGAAGGACACAATAGCATGGAAAACAGATTAGTGCCCGCGAAATCCGCCGTGAGCGCCGAATAATGGCCGATCACCCCGGCTGGCGGACCTTCTTCGCGCTGCTGTTCGGCTCTGCGGTGGCCTTGGCGATCCTGTTCAGCGTCGCGGCTCAGTTTCCGAGATGAGGTCAGTGCGGGCCGGGCTGGTTACCGACTGGCTCCCGTATTCGAGCTACGTCAGGTACTCCCGCGTGCAGGCCATCTCAGGCTTTACGGCGGGTCCTATTTGTTGAGCCTGCTTTCTTCCGGCGAAGTTCATTTCCCGCGCCGGTCTACGTCGTGCCGGTCCATCCCGGCTGCCGCACTGACCTTCCGAATATAGCACTCCCGCGCGTCCAGGCAAAGCCGCCGCGCTCTCAGTCAAAGGCACGACCGCCTTTGCCCGGTTCCCGCGGGGCTTCAGAACCGGCCTAACCCGGCGCTAGCAGCGCACTTCGACCGCTTAACGCGGCTCTAGCCTCGCTCACGCGCCGCGCAAGAGCGGCTTCAGCCTGCCTCTGCACCCGTTCCCCAGCCGGCGGGGCCAGCCGAGCAACCCTTTCCAAATCGGAAACAGTTCAATGACCCGCATTGCTCGGGCGCTGGCGTTCGCCTGCGTCCTTCTCCCGCTCGGCGCTTGCAACCTCACCGCCAGCCAGGGCCAGATCAACGACGCCCTGAACGGCGGCGTCACGAGTTCCTCCGGCCTCTCCGGCATCGGCCTCTCCACCGCCCAGATCCAGAAGGTCACAGCGATCATCAACCAGGTCCGCACGGCCACCAAGACCGCCTGCGGCTACCTGCCGACTGTGACCTCGGTCCAGAACATCATCGTCGCCCTGAACCCCGACATCGCCTCCGTGAGCGTGCCGGTGACGAAGGTCGCGCAGATCGCCTGCACGGCGCTGAGCAACGCGGCTCCGACCTCCTACACGGCCGGCGAGGCGCCTGAGAAGGCGAAGAAGGCCCCCGCGAAGCCTGCCGAGCCGAAGGTCGGTGAGACCGTCACCAAGACGATCATCGTGAACGGCCAGCCCGTCGCCGTCACCGGCACGAAGATGAAGTGAGGCGGCCATGGCTAAGCGCCAGTACGCAATCCCCGTTCCGTACACGACCAGCGCCGCGGACGGCATGAAGATCGGCATCGCGCTCGACATGCCGGAGGTGCAGGCCGCGCTTCCCCGCATCCGGCCGGCGATCGTCGAGAAGCTGCGCCGCGTCGGCGTCTTCCACCACGAGACCTTCTCCAGGGAGGAGCTGGACAGCATTCCAGCGGACCTCTGGAACCAGCTAGCGCCTCACCTCGGATAAAGCCATGACCCCGCAGACCCTTGCCGTCATCGGCACGTTCATCAGCTTCGTGGCAGGCATCCTCGCCAGCCGTGGGCTCATCAGCAAGGAAACCGCCGACTACCTCGCGAGCCCCGAAGCGCTGGCCGTCGTCGGAACGGTGCTCGGCGCCGCGGTCGCCGGCTATGGCCTGTGGCGCAATCGGCCGAAGGCGGTGATCGCCGATGCCGGCAAGGCCCTGACCGGCAAGGGCGCCATCATTGCCCCGGCGCCGATTGCCGACAGCACCGCGACGCCTTCCAACGTCGTCAAGTCGCTGGACGAGGCCAAGAAGCTCCCCGGCGTGCCGGCAGCCTGATCTGAGCCGCCGTCGCCCGGCGAAAGGCGATGCAGCGTGGGGCAAGCCGATGTGCTTGGCGGCTTACGGCTCGCCCCACTGACCACTCCCGACGCGAGCAGCCCGCGCCAGAAATGGCTGGGCCCACCCTGTTCTAGGATGCACCTATGCCGCAAGCCGTTTCTGCCGACCGCCTAGGCGTCGCCTGATGCCAGCGCCGGCCGAAGCCATCTCAACCGCTCAGAAGACCGCAGACGTCTTCCTAGCCCAAGGCCCGATGGGGGCCGTCGTCGTCGCAGAGAGCCTACTTCTCATCGTGGCGGGTTTCGCCATCTGGAAGCTCTACAGCGACAAGGAGGGGCTGATTTCCAAGCTCCTCCAAGTCGCCTCTGCGATGGAAGCCTCCAAGAACGCCACTGAGCGCTTCGAGGATGCTCTTCAGGCCCTCCGAGCCACCCTGGAAACCCGCGGGCAGACGGTCGCCGACCTCTCCCAGCGCGTCGAATTGATGGATCGCGATCTGAAACACGGACTGGGAAACCTGTCGGCCGCTCTGAACGGTATCGCCAACTTCCTGCAAAGGGGCCGCCGCAGCGCTCCGCTCCTGGGCTCATCTCGGGAACAGGATGATGAGTGGGGGCCTCGGTGATCGCGAGGCGCATCATGGCATGGATCCAGAACTGGCTGCACCCTCAGGACGCACGGCGTTTCGATGCCGTGCTTGCGGCTGAAGTCGAGGCAAAGGAGCGGGCGGGCCAAGCGGCGGAAGCCCTCGCCGAGACTGCCCGCGAACGGGGCCGCGATGCGAAGGACGTCCAAAACGAGATCCGACGCACCATCCGGCAGCACAGCGACGTCGCAAGCCCGCTCGGAGGCACCACCAGCGACGTCCGCTCACTGGTCGAAACCGCACTGGCGCGAGTTCAGCCGCGCCCTGGTCAGAAAGGGTGAGCAAAGTGCCGTGGCGTACTGGGATCTATAACGACGATAGCCCCGAGAATGTCAGAAGCACGATCGGGTGGGTGTGCTTCCTTCTCATCATCGGCTACGTCTGTTTCAACGTCTTCTCCAAAAACAACGACGTCAACCTCGGCCTCGACACCATCATCGGCGTGCTGGGCCTCTACGTCGTGTTCAAGTACCTGCGCCGGTCGGTCATCACGATCCTGACCGGCTCGGGCGACGCCTCCGACTTCCTGATCGTCGGGGTGCTGTTGTCGTGGCTGAGCCAGTCCGGCCGGGCCGCCGGCAGCATCGTCACCCGGCTTTCGGGCTTCGACCCCGCGTGGTTGAACTCCGAGTACTTCGGCATCGTGAAGCTCATCACGATCGTCGCGGCGGTGTGCCACGTCGTGCCGGCCGGTGCGATCAAGGCCAACGGCAGGGAGAGCGTCCCGGCGCCCTCTCGCTACGGGCTGGCTTTCACCTTCCTGATCTCGTTCGCCCTGGTCTTCGTCCTGCTGGCCTACAAGCCGGACCTCAAGCCCTGGGTTGATCGGATGCCAGCTTGGAGCCGCGACATGTTCCAGACCGGCCAGAAGGCTACGCCCGAACCGAGCCACGGCTGATGCACCACTGCCCGCCCGACATGGGGCTCGTCGTCATGTGGTGCTCGCTGGCGCTGGGCTTGGGCCTCGTGATCGGGAACCTGACGAAGCGGTAGCCGCCTCTCACATCGCTGTCTCTCTGCCCAACCGCCCGGCACCCGCCGAGGCGGTTTTTTCGTGCTTGGCTACTCTTCTGCCTCGGCCAGATCGGCGTCGGTGATCACACCACCGGCCCCGCCAGCCTCTTCGTTCTTGCGGTTCTGGAGGGCTTGGAGCGTCTCCGACGGCAGGTAGGCCGCTTTCCGGGCACCGTGCTCTGTTGCGTAGAAGCCCGGCAGCCACCCGCCGGCATCGGCTACTACGAAGCCCCCGTCTGTTGGATAGACTTTGACCATCTTCGCCTCCTAATCCTCCAACAAGGCCCGCACCGGCTTGCTCGCATCAATCTCCACAAGATGCGCTCGCCCGGCTGGCGTGATGAACCATGCGTCTACACGGCGGCCCGGGCCAGGGGCCGAACGGGACTCGACGAACCCTCGCTTGCGCAGGACCGCCATGGCCGATGGAAAGGCGCCGCGGCGCAGCCCCTGCGGGTAGAGCAAGCAGGACCGCAAAGCTGCTAGCTGGCGGCCTCGGACTGGCGCGGGTGGTTCGGTGGGCATGGCTACTGAAGTCGGGTGCTGGGCGGCTCCATCAAGCCGTTCCGGAGAGCCAGGGCCATCAGCTCGCCGTCCGTCAGAACCTTCCCATCCACGATCCAGAAGGCGAAGTCGTCGCCCATCGGCTGGACATCGCACCCGTAGGCGATCAGGGCGTCGGCTGCCTCTTGGATCGGATCGTGGTCGCTCATGGGTTGAGGCTACCGCGGGCGGATCGCGCGGGGAAGGGATCCTCTAAGCGTAGTCAGATCCCGGCTGCCCCGGCTCGTTGCTGCCGGTGCAGGCGAAGCGGTGATCCGTCGCGTGGGGGCACCGCTTGTTGCCGCAGGTCGCGCACAGGATCATCCGCGAACGAAGGCGGCCATCAAACCATCCGTTGGGCTTGCAGGCGGCGCAAGAGCAGTTCGGCAGCCGCTCTCGCTCGCAGACTTCAGGCGTTGACCAATCCATCATCCACCCCTTCTCTCAACCCGCTGCCAGACGGAGATCCTGAGCGGGGGCGCTAGATCTGATAGCCCTGTGCTTTCACGAACTGCTCTGGCGCCATCTCGCGCCAGCGGTCGGCTTGCCTCTGATAGTAGGCCACCACCTCGGCCTGAGCCTCAGCCAGCGAGAGGCCGCATTCCGTGCCAAGGCAGCAATCGTACTGCCGGCAGCTACTCATCGCCGGCTCGATGCAAATGCCGTCCTGGCCGATGCGGAGGTTCCAGCGTTCCTCAGGCATCCGAACCCTCCCCCGCAGAGAGGGCGGCGCGATCCGCCAGCCAAGCCTGCTTGTAGGCGCTGTTGCTGAGGCCTCGGTATTGAAGCCCCTCCATCGTCGCGGACGTGGTTGCGGCCGACCGATAGCGATCCAGCACGCTCTCCAGCCGCTCAATCTCGTCCAGCAGGCTACCGACGTCAGTGGGAGCCATGAACGCGCCGGTCGTGCCGTTCGCGATCTCACGGTAGATCCGCAGGTGGCTGTAGCTCAGAGGGCTCCCGGGGCGGCGATCCGAAGGCGACATCCCTCAGCCCTCCTTGGTGGGGGGCGGGGTAAGAGCCACGCAAAGCCGCTGCTGGGCGTGCGAGTGCTTGATGGTCCCAATCGCCTCTTCGGCAGTTGCTCGCGGCGCGGCAATCTCGGAATAGAGCTGGTCCCGTAATCTGCACACTGCGCACGACGCACACGTCATTGAAGTAGTTCTCGGGCTTGAGTCCCAAGGCGCATTGGGCATCGGCATCGGCTAGCCCTCCTCGGTGGGAGCAGGGGAGGAGAGGGGCCGGAACAGCTTCCCTAGTCGCTGCCAGAGTGGATCGCTGCTCGGCAGCCCTTCAAGCATCTTGGTTGCCACGACCGGCGGGATCTTGGACCCGTTACGGGCGCACTGCTCAAGCCATGCCATCTGGCATTCGTAGTCGGCCTGGGTCTTCGGCCGACGCGGCTCGTTAGTGATGTAGAAGCCGTGCGATTGGGTGTTAGCGACGAGGCCTGTGACGAAGAAGTCGCTGATTGCCGGCCCCTTAGACGGTTCTCGCTCCGGCTCTGTTGGCTGCCATCCACCCTCATAGGTCTGCGTCTCGCTCATCCTCTCCTCCTCTACGCGTCCTTGATGGCGAGGCGTCCGGCTTCGGTGATGCGCCACTGGTGGCGGCTGTTCATGTGGGCCATCTTCTCGCTGAAGCGTTCGGCGTAGCCCCGCCGAGCGAGCGCCTTCACCACGCACTCATCGGTGATGTCGGCCACGGGCGTCTGAGCGAGCCACCGCAGCAGTTCGATCTGATGCAGGCTCATCTTCTTGGCCATCACTGCTCTCCTTGGAGCGGGGCTTCGGAAAGGGCGGAACGGACTTCACGCCAAACCTGGCTGTACAGAAGTACCGCCCCGATCTCATCGCCCCCTGACTGTTTACGGCCGGACTCGTCGACTAGGCGAAGCGCCTTCTCCAGCCTCTCCACGCGGGCGAGGGCATGTCGACGCTGGCTCGCCTCGACCTTGGCGGCCTGCTCCCATTCCTCTCGCCGAGCCTCTGCTTCTCCCAGCCGGGACAGGATCGCGGCGGTGAGGGCTGAACGGGCTTCGGTGGCCTCCTCCTCCCTACGGTTGCGACCTCTTTCGCTTCCAAAGAAGGTGCCTCCGTTTCTGCGCTCGACGACGCACAGCGCCTCAATCGCCGTAGCGATCTCCTCTGGAAGCTCTGATCGGGAAAGGGAGAGGGCGTCAGGCATGGGGAGGCTCCTCAGGAAAACGACAGCTTCCGCAGCTTGGCGACCGACCTTTCGTAGCTGGCGATCTTGGCGAGGCGCATTTGCTCGGCTCGGGCCAGAGCAGCTTCACGGGTGCGGTGCCAGTCTTGGCGATGGAAGTAGTTCCAGTTGTATCTCCCCTTGATGCTGACCATGCCGAGCCCGTCGTCGATAACGCCCTCGCGCTCTTCGATGCCCTTCGTCAGCGCGTACTTCGTGATGAAAACGGTCTGCGGCTCGTCGCTCATCGCTTGCTCTCCTATCTGCGCAGAATGGCTAGGCGGGGTCAGACAGCCGCCGACCGCAGAACGATGCCGGACGGGAGGCGGCTGATGTGACCGTTGCGCCCGCACCAATGCGTCGGGGCGTGACCGCGCTTCTCCGCCCAGCGCACCGCGCCGACCAGGGTTCTCTCCTCGGTGTCGAAGGTATCGATCTCATGCGTGCCGAGCCGGACGCGGACCCAGTAGGCCTTGTCGCCCTCAACGATCATGCAGCGCGGCTCCCGGAGGCCGGGAACGCTCGTGTCCATCATCTCGGATGCAGGATCGCTCATCGCTTCGCCTCTATAAACGGTACCGTCTATTGAAGTGGTACGCCTCGCCGTGTAGGCTGTCAACATAAACGGTACCGTTTAGGAGCAAGCCTTGCCCGAAATCGTCGGGTCCGTCAGAAGCGCGACCATGGGGCGTCCAGCGCTACACATGACGCCGACACAGGTGCGGCTGCCGAAGGTCGTGCGCGACCGGATCACCGATCTCGTCGGCAAGAAGGGCATGGCCGCCTTCATCCGCGAGGCCATTGAGGAGAAGCTGGCGGCGACCGAGGCTCAGCCCCCTCGCAAACCATCTTCCGCCCGCGAGCGCACCAACCCCAAACCCGACTAACCCCTCCCTCCCCACACCAACCTCAATCCAAGAGATCTAGACGGAGAGGGGGGTAGGCTACCAGACAGCCACTCTGCGCATGTGGTCCAGCCGCTCCCAAGCAGCCTTGGTCCAGAGCGCATCGGCGAGAGCGTCGTGCTCGTTCTCCTGCGCCGGCATGTCTGGGTTGCCGAGTTCGGAGCGCCACTGCTGGACGTCACGGACGAACATCGGCCAGCCCTTCGGCAGGTCGATCATCCGGCCGAAAAGCTGGCAGAGCACGACCCAGTCGTAGGAGGCGTAGTAGGCCCAAAACTCGGGCTTCTCGCCCGCGAACGCTAGGATCGCGCGGCGAAGCGCGCCTCGGCTCATCTCGGTCGCCCCGCCTCGCAAATGCGGCTTGACGTTCTCTCGCAGCCAATCGGACTGACTGGCGACCTCGGGGGCTAGGTCCGTCTCGCCATAGAAGGTTGCCCCATCCTCACGCACCATGCCGATGCTGATCAGGCTGATGGAATGGCCGTCCTCATAGAACTCGGTGTCGAACCAGATGCGCATCAGAAACCCCTCCGAGGTGCGGCAGACGCCAAAAAAAGCGCAAGAGTCTCAAATGCCGGTCTTTGCCGAGGTGCGGCGTCTAACGCATTGGTGGCGTAGGCAAATCGGACAACTGCTCGGGGAGCCATCCACTTACCAACATCTTGATCTGACTCAGTTTTCGGCATCCCGGCCTGCGGCGGGCTCTGAGGCCGGGAACAGCGTTGCCGTTCCGGCATTCGGCAATACGCGCGGCGCGCTGTGCTCGACTGGCGCGAGGCAGAGAGGCCGGCGGCGGGGCCGATTGCGGCGGCTGCAGGACGGCGCCCGTCGAGGCGGCGTCGCGGATCGTTCCTCGCCCGTCGCCGCCGGATCCGACGCGCGATGGTATCGATGGAGTTCGGGATGCTTCGGGCCCGCTCGAACGTCTCTGTCGGGCAGCCTTGCCGCTCGGAGGCGGCGCGCTGAGCGACGACGACAGCCACGACGGTGATCCCGATGTCGGGCGACATGCTCGGACCCTTGGTCCTCGCGGCCGTCTTCACGCTGGGCTGCCTCAGCATCCACAGCGCGCGCAGGCATCCGGACGCCGTGACCATCGGCCTGCTTCTGCTGCTCGGCTTGCTGGCGACCCTGTACGTCGGCCAGCACGTCGGATTGGACGCGCGCCACCCCACTTGGCAGCACGAGGTCTTGCACCGTGAGCCAAGCCCGGCGTCGCGTCCGACGATGTGACGGGTGCGGCATCTCCTTGCCACCGCGTTCGGCCGCACCGACATCGGCGGCGCCGCCGCCCCGCAGCCCCACCCTCAGACGCGTGTGGCCGGGCGCCGGGCGCGACCTAGATCCCGGATCCACCCTGCGAGAGACCGGTCATGGCCTTCACCGATCCGAACGAACCCAGCGCGACGTCGATCAGCGACCAGGAGTTGGTCAACACCCTGATCGAGCGCAAGGAAGCCGGCGAGCCGGTCGACGCCGACATCCTGGCGCTCCTGACCGACATGGAACGGCTGGGGCTCACCGGCACGGATGCCTACGCGACCCTCGACGCGTATCGGCCGGGGCCCACGGTCGGGGCAACCGGCGGCGACGACGAGGCCGAGACGATGTCGTAGCGCCGGCGCTACGTCGTGCCGCGTGTCTGATCAGGCCGATCGCGCCGAGGCCACCTCCAGTCCCGCCGACGCCGCAGCGTAACGGGACTGTTCCATGGCCGATCCAGTCGCCTCAGGACGGCCGAGCCTTACCGGCAGCGATGGCGGCGCCCGTCCCGGCCGAGATAGGTCCCGCTCTGCGGGTCGTAGGACCGGAACCGGCGCGCGCAGGCGCGGTCATCGTCGACGGCGCGGTCGGTCTCGGTGTCGGCGTAGCCGTAAGTGACGGGCGCGTAGCCGCCGTAGTACCCGGCGTCGTAGCCGTATCCCGGATAGCCGTAGCCGTATCCCGGATAGCCGTAGCCGTATCCCGGATAGCCGTAGCCGCCGTACAGACCGCCCACAGCGAGCCCCAGGCCCAAACCGCCGAGGCCATACCCGCGCCGGCCGTAGCCGTAGCCGTAGGGCCTCCCGTAGAAGCCGCGGTTGTAGCCGTCATGGCGATGATGACCGTAGCCGCGATGGGCCCCGAGCCCGTGCCCGAAGCCCGGGTTGGACAGCCCGCCGCCGACAGAGGGCCGACCGAAATTGTGGTTGCCGAAACCGTGATTGGCGAAGCCGGCGGCAGCCGCTCCCGACCCAAGCGCGTGATTGCCGAAACCCCGGTTGGCGAAACCGCCGCCTGCGGGACCGGCTCCGAAGCCGCGATTGCCGAAGCCGTGATTGCTGAAACCACCGCCGCCCGCGACGGCCGCAGCTCCGAAGTTGTGGTTGCCGAATCCGTGATTGGCGAAGCTGCCCGCCTGCGCGCTGGCTCCGGTCGGCATGCCGAAAAGGGCGCCGGCAAGGATTGCCGATGCCACCGCTGTGACTGTTGTGGTCATGGTCGCTACTCAGGCTGTGTCATATCTATCCGAATGAACGTCGCGCAGGAGACGGCCAATCCCGCTTCCTTTTGTCCTGCGACAGTTCAGAGAGGCCGCCACTTCGACGACCGTCACCTCGTCGCGCGGCGTCGCTGTACCGCGAGCACGCTCAGGTCGGCCGACGGCAAGGCCCCGTGAACCGCATTCGGCTCCGGTGCGGTGTCCGCGGGTGAGCTGGAGGCGGCGCGCACGGTCCCACAATCCCGCGAGGCGGCGCTCCGTCACTCAGCGCCGGCGGGCGCGCAGCGCGTACAGAACCGCGAAGGCGATGATGATGCCGATCAGCAGTAGGGCCGGCATCCCGAGCAGCCCGTTGGATTGCGCCGCCTCGGTTCCCGGCGTCGGATTCACGGCCTGCGCCTGAGCGCGACCGGCGGCCAAACCGAGCAGCGATGTGGCCAGACCTCTCACACGCGACATCGCGCCTCTCCGGGATGGGGTGGCCGGCGCCGCAGGTCGAATGCTGCCCGCGCGAACGTCGGACGCGGCGCGCCGGTATGGGCGCGCGGGGGGTTCCGCGCGGTGCGGCCTCGGGAGACGCGGATCTCGCGCCGCGCCTCCCCGATCGTGGACTGGGCGCCTACGAGTGCTGCTGACGCTTCAGGCTGCTCTGCGCCCCGGACTCGTCCGTCTTCGGGTTCGCCAGGCCGCTCGTGTTGCCGTCGGCGTCGGCGTCCAGCTCGGCGACCACCTGCCGATTGCCGGCGTGATCCTGGTACTGCTCGGTCTGGACGTTCTTGCTGTCCAGGCCTCGCTCGTCGCTGTGCCGGGACTTGTCGCGGTTGCTGAGCACCATGTTCTCCGGCAGCACGCCTTCGGGCAGCTCCGACATGGCCCCGGTTCCGCTTCCCTTGCCCTGGGCGCCTGGGCCGACCTTGTGCCGACTGGCATTCGCCATGATCATCCTCCGGTGCAGATCAACACTCTCGTCGGGCACGGCGGCTCGCGGCGCCCGCGCGGCTCGGACCGTCAGCGGTCCTGCTGGTAGCCATGGTTGGTGGTGTTCACCTTGGAATTTCCGGCTTGGCCGACCTTGTCCGGATCCTTGGTCTGGGATCCGGCACGGCCCTGCGTGAGCGGCGCTTCGGTGGCGCTGCCGGGCCCCTTGTCGGACCGGTTGGCCGGCGGAACAGGCGGTGGCTTGGTCGTCATGGTAACCCCGTGTTGGCCGAATACGGAGCCAACCCGACAAGGTCCGCATCGTTCCGGACCAGGCTTTCCCGGTCACGCTTGGTAGCTGATCCGCGAACGCGGCACCGTTCGAGCGAAACTATACATTCATCCGCCCCGATCACGGAGGCGAGCGAGCGCCATGATCGGCGCCATTACTGTGCCCGTGCGCGCAACGACCTCGACACTGCGCGGCGGCTCGCGAATCCCGCGAAACAATGCCGGCCGGGTCGGGTTGTCGACACGGGGGACGATTCCTGCCGAGACCCCGGTCCCGGCCACGCTCGACCTCCGCGGCATCCGGCGGCCGGGCGCAGACATGTCCGCGGTCGATCCGGGCGCCGAGGCGCAGCTCCCGTTCGACGCCCCGCCTGGGGATCCCCGCAGCGCGACCACCTCAGCCGCCGCCCAAGGAGCGCCACATGACCGACTTCCCGAAGCCGCCCTTCGACCGGCAGCGCCAGCTCACCCCGCCGGCCCGCGACGCCGACATGGATCCGCGACCGGATTACGGCGAGTCGCACTATCGCGGCTCGGGGCGGCTGTCCGGCCGCAAGGCGATCATCACCGGCGCGGACAGCGGCATCGGCCGGGCGGTGGCGCTCGCCTTCGCCCGCGAGGGGGCGGACGTGCTGGTCAGCTACTACGACGAGCACGACGACGCCCGGGAGACCTGCCGCCTCGTGGAATCGGCGGGCCGCACGGCCGTGGCGGTGCCGGGGGACATCAAGGACCCGAAGCATTGCCGCGCCATCGTCGACAAGGCGGTGGCCGCGTTCGGGCAGGTCGACGTGCTCGTCAACAACGCCGCGCACCAGAAGACCTTCGCGAACCCGGAGGAGATCTCCGACGAGGAGTGGGAGGTCACCTTCGCGACCAACATCCACGCCATGTTCTACCTGGTGAAGGCCGCTCTCCCGCACATGAGGAGCGGCAGCTCGATCATCAACACCACCTCGGTGAACGCCGACGCGCCCAGCCCGCAACTGCTCGCCTACGCCACCACCAAGGGCGCGATCCAGAACTTCACCGGCGGCCTCGCCCAGATGCTGGCGGAGCGCGACATCCGGGTGAACTGCGTGGCCCCGGGGCCGGTCTGGACGCCGCTCATCCCCTCCACCATGCCGGAGGAGAAGGTCCGCTCCTTCGGGTCGCAGGTGCCGATGAAGCGCCCCGGCCAGCCCTGCGAGCTCGCCCCCGTCTACGTCATGCTGGCCGGACCGGAGTCGAGCTACGTCTCCGGCGCCACCGTGGCGGTGACCGGCGGCAAGCCGATCCTCTGACCCATCCCGTCACAGCTCAGGAGAACCGCCATGGCCCGCAACCCGACCGATGCGAACCCGTCCGACCGCGCGAGCCTGCGCAGCTTCAGCGCGACGGCCGACCGGAACGGCCAGGATCTGGGTCAGGACGAGGCCCGGGATCTGGCGCGCCCGGCGGAACTCATGCACGAGCGCCAGTCCGATCCGGGCTGGCAGGCCGAGGTCGTCCGCACCGCGTCGGGTCAGCACCGCGTCGACGCGGTGAGCGGCGGCAGCGTCGACTCCGTGGAGGCGACGGAGGCCGAGACGCCGCCCGAGAACCTGCGCCATCTCGGCGACGCGAGCACCGGGCCGAGATCCGCCTGACCCGCTGCCGAGGCCGTGCCGGACATGATCCCGATCCACGTGCACGCCGTCACCGACTACGCCGTCCCCGCCCTGATCGCCGCGCTGTCGCGGCGGCCGGGGCGGGAGCCCGCGGCTCGGAGGATCATGCGTACCGGGCCGGTCTGGCACGCGGCCTACACGGTGCGGACGCGCTACGAGGGCGACCTCGTCCCCGCCCCGTCGATGCGGACCCCTCACGCCTGCGACGCGGTGGGCGCCCGGCCCCTGTCGGGACGCGATCGGTGATGCCGTCCGGTCTCGGCTTTCCGCTCGCGATGGCGTCCCTGTTCACCCTCGGCTGGATCGTCATCCAGAAGGCCGGGACCCGCACCGAGGCCGTGGCGGAGGGGCTGGGAGCCCTGTTCCTCCTGAGCGCGTTGCTGGCCGTGGTCGCGCTCCTCGCGGCCTTCGGCAACGGGCACGCGACCGGGCTCGTGCTGATGCGGTCCGTGTCGGCCGGCTAGGAGCGGCAGATTCTGCCGCCCGGCCGATCCTGCCGGCCAGGGGCCCGGACGCGCCGCTGAAAACATTGGGGAAATCCTGGAACGGCCCGTGCCTGCCCGCAGCGAGGGCGGTCGCGGAGACGTACCATGTCGGTGAATACGGTTTCGGGCAGTTCACTCCAGCGGGATCTCGTCGGCGCCCTGAGGCAGGCGCGCGCGGCGAACGCGGCCCGCCTCGACGCCGGGACCGCCGCGACGGCGGGCCAGGGGACCGGCGCG